ACATGTTTCGTATTTGAATCTAATATTCATGAAACAGTATTTGATGCGATGCGAGAATTAGTAGGCAAAAATGATGAAAAGATTCAATATTTCTTTCTTCTCGACTCTGTAGACGGTCTAATTAGAAAAGGCGATCTCGACAAGACATTTGAAGAGTCTCAAAAAGTTGCTGGTGGAGCAGTTATAGCCGCAGATTTGATGAAGCGTATTTCTATCGCCTTGCAAAAGCGTGGACATATCGCAATATTTATCTCTCAAGTTCGCGCCGATATCAAACTTGATCCATATAGTAAGGCTCCAATTCGCCAAACAACTGCTACAGGTGGCAATGCTTTACTACATTTTGCTAACTGGATTTTTGAATTTGATGCTCGTTTTAAGGGCGATCTTATTCTTGAAGATCCTAATGGTTCGTATGATGAGCAAAAGAATCCTTATCTTGGACATTTCGTCAAGATTGTAGTCAAGAAATCTCCAAACGAAAGAACTAATTGTACGATTCGTTATCCAATTAAATATGGTCGCAAGAATGGAACATCCAATTGGATCGAAAAGGAAATCTTTGATTTCTTGACTATGTGGGAAATCGCTATTAAAAAGGGAGCTTGGATTAGTTTTGATGAAGAGTTTTTAAATACACTAAAAGAAGCTGGTTTTACTGAATTTCCCGCACAGATTCAGGGGTCTGCAAAGTTTGAACAATTAGTAAACGAGAATGAAAAACTAAAGTCATTCTTCTTTAAATACATCAGCGAAAACTTACTTAATTTTGGCGATGGAATTTCTATCACTGAATAATAAAAAGAAACGATGCAAGAACGCTCGTAATTATATAATTGACTGGTCAACTGATAGTCGTAGTAAATTTCAAACAGAAGTAAAGAAGTTTCTGCATAACTATTGGGTCAATAATATTGTATTCGAAGAGTTTCCAATCGTTGGTACTCGCCTAACCTTGGACTTTTATAACGCTAATAAAAAAATAGCTATAGAAGTTCAAGGTAGGCAGCACACTGGGTACGTTCAATTCTTTCATCAAAATAGAATGAATTTTCTTCATCAATTAAATAGAGACAAGAAAAAAGAACGTTTTTGTGAATTAAATACAATTACACTTGTAACTATATATGAAAACGATATAATAAATAAACATCTTTTCGAGAGTCAAGGTGTAATATTATAAAATGAAGAAAGATTCACAATCAGACAATTTTAAGCAATTTAAAATTCCTGAAAACTATTTTAATAAACTATTTGAGTTTACTGGTTCAGATGAATCTTCTAAAGGATTTATAGTAGCTTATGTTTCGCAAGATGGATGTCCAATGATTTATACTAAAGTTGCGAATCCAATCGTTGAAATGGGACTTGTAAAAGCTTTAGAAAAATATTTAAACGAAGTAAACAACAGTCAAGATTCCATTGACATGACCCAAGAAGACTGATACTGTTCGCGTGGCATGATTTATTCGTATGATTTAGAGACGCAATTGCTCGCTGGATTGATTAAATATCCAGATCGTTATGCCGAGGTTGCTGCGTTTATAACTGAAAAAGATTTTTGGAGTGAGACTTCCAAAATAAACAGAACTATTTTCTGTGTGCTTCGTCAAGCCATAGATAATGGAGAAAAAATAGATGACGTAGTTATTTCTCAAAGAGTAAAGAACTATGGAGTTACATTCGAAGACAATATTAATCCATCTGATTATATTGAGTCTTTATCTCTTCGAAAGCTTTCTCCAGAATCAATAATTAGCGTTGCGAAAGAGTTAAAGAAGTTCACGATTCGTCGTGAAATAGCTCTTTGTGCTGTAGATATTAATAAGAAGATGAAGTCTATTTCTCCATCTTCTGATTATAAAACAATCATTGAAACAGCAGATAAACTGTACAATGATCAAATTAATTTATATGAAACAGGATCTGATCAACCAGAAAATATCTTTGATCAGATGGAGGATCTTGTTGAATCAAGAGGCAACAATCCTGTTTCAGAATTTGGATTTGCTGGTCCTCATCCAAAAATTCAAGAAATGTATGGTTCTCTTTTGAGACCGGGAAACATAACTGTAGTTGTAGCTCGTTCTGGCGTTGGCAAAACACAATTTTGTTTAGATTTTACTACAAAAGTTTCTGAAAAATACGAAGTTCCAGTTCTTCATTTTGATAATGGAGAAATGAGTAAAGAAGAACTTATTTTTAGACAGTGCGCTGCAATGACTAAAGTTCCAATGCATTTGCTCGAAAGTGGTAATTGGCGCAAAGCAGGAACCGAAATTGTCGAAAATGTGCGTCTGGCTTGGAAGTCTTTAAAGAAACAATATAAACATCTTTATTACTATAATGTTGGCGGCATGAATGTAGACGCTCAAATAAGCGTATTAAAGAGATTTTATTATTCTAAAATAGGTAGAGGTAATCCTTTAATTTTTAGTTTTGATTATATCAAGACTACTAGTGAAAATGGTGGTAATAAAAGCGAATGGCAGCTTGTCGGTGAAATGGTAGATAAATATAAACGCTGTATTCAACGAGATATTAAAAGTGATAGCGGTCCATGCGTTTCAATGATGACATCGGTTCAGTCAAATCGCGCAGGTATCGTTACTAATAAAAGCGCAGCAAATATTACTGATGACGAAAGTATTGTTTCGTTGTCTGATCGCATTACTCAATTCTCATCTCACATGTTTATTCTTCGTCAGAAAACATTTGATGAATTACAAAATGAAACTGGTTATGGAACTCATAAATTCATAAATGTAAAAGCTCGCCATCTAGGTAAGGATATTGCTGGCGCAATTAATCCTGTAAAAATGGCTGATGGATCATTGAAGAAAAATTTTATAAATCTTGAGATTGCAAACTTTTGTGTAACCGAAAAGGGAGATCTTCGTGATATCGTTGATTCTCAAAACGCAACAGCAACTGTAGCCAAAGATAGCGATGACAACGTACCTAGCCTCGATTAATAATCAGTCAGAACTAATTGAAAAAACTTTAATCGATTTAGGATATGAATTAGCTGATCGCGGTAAATACTGGCAGTGTAACGCTGTGTATCGTGATGGCGATAATCGAACGGCTTTACAAATCTGGAAGGATACAGGTATCTGGAAAGACTTTGTTGCCAACACTTCATATCAACCTTTTAAAAGATTATTGGAATTAAGTTGCAATGATGATTCTAAAATAGAAGAAATACTTAATTCTATTAAGAATAATAATGATCCGTATATCGAATCAGTTAGGACTCCTAAAATGGAATCAGATCAATTTTTCGATCATGATGAGATAAAAACTCTTTTGCCTCATTATGATTTTTATAATAAAAAAGGCATAAACTCAGAAATTCTTGAGCTTTATCGATGTGGTTTTTCCATGTCTGGCAAGATGAATGGGCGATTTGTTTTTCCTATATTTGACGAAAATAAAAAAGTTATTGGCATAAGTGGCAGACATTTATTATGGAAACAAGGTTCAGCGTCTCCAAAATGGAAACACATCGGTAAAAAAGCTAATTGGATATACCCAATAAATATCCAGCCTCAAGATGATAATATTTTTATTAAAACAATTGAAGAGAAAAGAAGTATTATTCTCGTTGAAGGAATAGGTGATAGTTTAGCTCTATCTCAACAAGGATATTATAATCACCTCGTAGTATTTGGGCTAGAAATAAGTTCTAAACAACTATCTTATTTAATGTCTTTGTCTGTTGATGAAGTTGTTATTGCTACAAATAATGATTCCGATAAGACGGATAATCGCGGACTTCAAGCTGCTATAAAAATCTTTCTTAAACTTATTAAATATATAGATATTGATAAAGTAAAAATTAAGCTTCCTATCTGTAAAGATTTTGGCGAAATGCTTGAGAAAAGCATAAGCATGGATCGCTGGAATGATAAATCTAGAAATAGAATTAATCAAATAGAATACATACTTGATTACGTATATAATACTGACAAGGATAAAAAGACGATTTCTATTCTTAAAAATTATTTAGAAAGTCTGAAGCTTTGAAGGAAACTTTATCAGCTAGTAAAATTAAAACACTAAAATCCTGCTCATGGCAGTATTGGTGCAAATACGTATTAAAGTTGCCAGATAAAACTAATTCTGGTGCTTTAATTGGCGATACTGTACATATCATTCTTGAATGTCTTGGTTTAGCTAGACATAAAAAACATTACGACGTAATAATAAAAAAGAAAAACATCTTTGCTTCGAAAGCTATTAAAAAGATGGTCTATAAACATATTAAGCGCAAAGATTTAAATGAAGAAAGTGATTTAGATAATATTTGCTCAATGGCATTGAATGGTTTAATGTATGATTTCTTTGGCAAGAAATACGGCGAACCTACAGAAGTAATTTCAGAAAAGGATTTTGAAATAACTGTTCAAGAAGAAGATATAAATTATAAAATAAAAGGTTTTATAGATAAACTATTTATTTATGGCAATCATGGTGTTGTTCTAATCAGAGATTTTAAAACAAATAAAAAGAAATATGAAGGCAAAGAGGTAACTGATAATCTTCAAGATTACATGTATACCCTTGCTATTAGAAAACTATATCCTCATCTCAAGGATATAAAAATGGAATTCTTGTTTCTAAAACAAGATTTAAATGATGGTGGCGTTATGCCTATGGAAGCCAAAGATAAATATGAGCTTCTTGGATTTGAACATGAATTAACTGGATATCAAAAATACGCCGATACTTTTACTGAAAAAACTGCTATATCTAATATGGCAGCTAATCAAGGAATGCCAAAAGATGGTAGTTTTGCTGGTAAACTTTTATGCGGATTTGCTAAAGAGCCTAATCAATTAAAAAAAGACGGTACTCCAATGTGGTATTGTACTTATAAATTTGGATTTGATTATTTTGCAATCATAGATAAAGATGGCAAAGTTAAAAAATCTGCATTTACTAAGAAAGAGTTGCAAAAAATTAAACTTCAAGAAGGTGAAAAATTAATTAAAAGTAGATACGATGGATGCCCTTGTTTTAAACCTTCTGAAGAACCTGATGAATTCGATCTTGACAAGTTCTGACTTCTTGTTAGGATTGTTTCATCATGCTGCCATTGTTTAAGTCGCATTTCAGTATAGGAAAATCTATACTTACTTTAGATGACCCAAAGAAAGTTACTGAAGGTGGGTCAGATAGTATCTTTAAAATAGCTAAAGATAATAATCTAAAACAAATAATACTTGTTGAAGATAGTCTAATTGGCTTTTTTGAAGCGTACAAGCGTGGTAAAGAAATGGGTATCCAAATCATCTTTGGATTGAGAATCTCAATGAGAAATTCTACTTTACCCGAAGATGCTCAAAGCGAACATAAAATAATCATATTTGCAAAAGATGATTTAGGTTGTAAATTGCTTAATAAAATATACTCAAGAGCATTTTGCACAAATTCAGGTTTTCTAGATTATGCAGATCTTAAAGAACTATGGGATGAAAATAGTCTAAAACTAGCTATTCCATTTTATGATTCATTTATTTATATAAATAATTTCTCTTTTGGAAATGCGATACCAGACTTCTCATTTACAAAACCTACGTTATTTATTGAAGATAATTGTTTAGCTTTAGATTATCTTTTGCAGGAAAAGGTGAATGAGTTCAGTACAAATAATCAAATTCCTATTACAAAAGTTCGCAGTATATATTACAATAAGAAATCAGATGTTAAAGCTTTTATGGCTTATAAGATAATTTGCAATCGATCTTTTGGTAAAGATCGTTCTTTGGAGAAGCCTGAGTTACCTCATTTTTGTAGCGATAAATTTAGTTTCGAAGCGTGGAAGGAAGAAAATGTTACGATTTAATAAAGACCAAAAATACATATGTTTCGATTTTGAAACTTGTCATCTTAATCTTTTAGATGACAGTAATAAACCTTGGCAATTAAGTTATATAATTGCTAAAGGTAACAATATTATTAAAGAGGTAGATAATTATATTTATTGGCCTGATCTTAAGTTGTCAGAAGGGGCAAAACTTGTTACCCATTTTGACGAGCGTAAATATCATTCATTAGCATCAGATGCGAAAGAAGTTTTATTTACTTTTGAATCTTATCTTTATGATAAAGATTATTTAATTATTGGTCAGAACCTGCTTGGATTTGACGTTTATATTCATAATATCTATCGCAGACTTCTAGGTCATAAGACTGACTTTTCTTATACAAAAAGAATTATAGATACGAATTGTATAGCCAAAGCTATAAAAAAGAATCTTAAACCTCAAAAGGATACGGATTTCACTTTCTGGCAATATAGATTAAATGATTTTCGAGAGAAAGGTTTGAAGACAAGCATCAAAGCTCAAT